CATCTGACGGTAACCACGATGACCTAATGATGAACCTAGTCATGTTTGGATACTTTGTATCTACACAATATTTTTCGGATATGACAGATATCAATCTAAAGGAATTGATGTTTGCAAAACAGATGAAAGAAATTGAAGATGATGTTCCGCCCGTAGGTTTTATCGATGATGGTTCTGCCTACTTACAGGAACAACAACAGAAAGAAGATGCGGAACGATGGGTTTCGTATAAAGGAATACAGGATTGGGAATAATAGAAATCTCAAAAATTAACTTGTTATAAATAAAAGTATGTGAAAATAACCGTATTATGAAAACTTATAATTAGATTACGAAAAAGGAAAGAGCTATGGCACTATTTACACCCTCTCAATCCCCTGCCGTAACAGTAAAAGAAATTGATTTAACGGGAGTAGTCCCTAATGTTCAAACTTCTACTGGTGCGTTTGTGGGTAATTTCGGTTGGGGGCCTGTAGGCGTTACAACATTGGTTTCAGATGAAACTGGTCTTGTTTCTGCTTTCTCAGCACCTACCGATGACAATACGGTTGATTTCCATTCAGCCGCATACTTTTTGAGATATAGTAATTCTCTCCAAGTTGTTCGTGAGCAAGACTCAGATGCGAAGAACTCTATTGGTAAGAATGCTAACTCAACCGCTGCCGTGACTAAAATCGACAACCTTGATGCTTTTGAAGCCCTGTCTATCGACTCAGATAACGGCGCATTCATTGCTAAGTATCCAGGCATACTCGGTAATTCCATTAAAGTTTCCTATTGTGCTGTTACAGACAGTGACAATGGTGGAACAAACAACTTTAACGGTTGGGCGTATAAATCATCTTTTGATGCTGCTCCAGGCACCTCTACATTTGTTAGTGGTCTTGGTGGTAAAAATGATGAAATACACATTGCCGTTATTGATGAAGATGGAGAGATTACGGGAACAGCAAACACAGTATTAGAAACATTCCCATTCTTGTCTGTTGCTAAAAATGCAAAGAGAAGTGATGGAACTTCTAATTTCTATAAAGATGTTCTAAAAACACAATCACAGTGGATTTACGCTGGTGATTTTCACCGAAACGGTGACTCCGATGCTGTCAATGACGTATCAGGAGCAAACTGGGGCAATGACGCAACCTTAACTGGTTCAGAAGATTTTGCTGGTGACGTGACATTTGGAACAGGTAAATCAGACTTCTCATTCGATGGTGGAGTAACCTCATCCTCTCTTGGAACAGATGATGTCCTTCGTGGATTCGATAAGTTCGAAGATAAGGATAATATCGAAGTAGATTTCTTGATTGCACCCGAATCATTAACGAACACTACAGCTGCTACAATCGTCAATGACCTTGTAACAACTGCACAGTCTACACGTAAAGACTGTATCGTAGTAGCATCTCCATCGAGAACTGCTGCTGTAACAACAGGAACAACAGATGCTGTTGTGACCTGTGGTAATGGATATACTAAGTCCTCTTATCTCGTTCAGGATAACAACTACCTGAAGGTGTTTGACAAGTATAACGACAAATACATTAAGATTCCTGCCAACAGTTCAACTGCTGGTCTTATGGCATCTACTGATTTAGTCGCTGCTCCTTGGTTCTCACCTGCTGGTGCAAGACGTGGACGATATCTTGGTATTACCGACATTATTCTTTCTCCGACAAAATCGGATAGAGATACATTGTATAAAGCTGGTATTAACCCAATCAGCAACATTCCTGGCCAAGGAATCATGTTGTTTGGTGATAAGACCAACGAAAGTAGACCTTCTGCTTTTGACAGAATCAACGTAAGACGTTTGTTCCTTGGAATCGAAAGAGCGATTGCAGTTGCGGGACGTAACGTAATGTTTGAATTCAACGATGAGTTTACTCGTGCTGAATTCGTAAACATTGTTGAACCTTTCTTGAGAGAGATTAAAGGTCGAAGAGGTATCACGGACTTTAGAGTCGTTTGTGACGAAACAAACAACACTCCTGCCGTGGTGGATAGAAACGAATTTATCGCTTCAATCTTCATCAAACCTGCCCGTTCTATCAACTATGTAACATTGAACTTTGTTGCAGTTAGAACAGGTGTAGAGTTTGAAGAAGTAGTTGGAACGGTCTAATAATAGGATAAGGAGTAAAAAATGGCAATTTTAGGTGTCGATGACTTTAAGTCCAAGTTGAGAGGAGGCGGTGCTCGCCCTAATCTCTTCAAGGCAACTATCAACTTCCCAGGCTATGCGGGTGGTGATGTCGAACTGACCTCATTCCTATGTAAGGCTGCTCAACTTCCTGTGTCGCAGATGAACCCGATTGAAGTTCCGTTCAGAGGCAGACAGTTGAAAATTGCGGGTGACCGCACATTCGAAAACTGGACTGTTACAATCCTGAACGATACGGATTTCAATGTTCGTGACGCAATGGAGCGTTGGATGAATGGTATTAATGCACATGCTGCTAATACAGGTTTGACTAATCCAGTGGATTACCAAGCTGACCTAGTAGTAGACCAACTCGATAGAGATGAGTCAGTGCTTAAGACTTACAATTTCCGTGGATGTTTCCCCGTAAACGTATCTGAAATCGAAGTAAACTACGAGACAGTAGATGCGGTTGAGGAATTCACTGTGGAATTTGCTATCCAATATTGGGAATCTAACACCACAAGTTAAGGTGTTATCTAACATATAGATAGAGGAGTAGGGATGAAACCCTACTCCCGCTTCTATACGTAACGGGGATTTGAATACAAAATTATGGCAGAACAAGATAACAGCATTCTAAAACTATTTGGATTTGAACTGAAGAGAGCATCTCAGAACAAACCCAAAGAAGACAAAAAATTACAATCAATTGTTCCCGCAACAGATGATGATGGTGCGGGTTATGTAACTGCGTCTGGCAGCCACTACGGTCAGTATATTGACTTCGAAGGCACACAGGCGAAAGATAACTCACAATTGATTATGAAATACAGGGGAGTTGCGACTCACCCTGAAGTGGATGCTGCTCTAGAAGATATTGTTAACGAAGCAATCGCTGGGGGTGAGTTAGAAAACCCCGTAACACTCAACCTTGACCAAGTGGATGCGTCTGACAGTATTAAGAAACAAATGCTGGAGGAATTCGAAAACATCTGTTCGATGTTGAATTTCTCTGATTTAGGACACGATATTTTCCGCTCTTTCTATGTCGATGGTAGACTATTCTATCACTTAGTCGCCAACGAAAGTAATCTAAAAGCAGGGATTCAAGAAATCCGTCCGATTGACGCAACGAAGATTCGTAAGGTCAAACAAGTCAAATATAAGAAAGACCAAAAAACCGATGCCAAGGTTGTAGATAAAGTAGAAGAGTTCTTCATTTATCAAGAGAAGGCAGGGAGTAATCAGGGTGTAAAACTCTCGCCTGATGCGGTATCTTATGTTACTTCGGGATTACTTGACCCATCTAAAAAACAAGTGGTGTCTTATCTAAACAAGGCACTCAAACCAATCAACCAGTTAAGAATGATGGAAGACTCTCTAGTCATCTATCGTCTTGCACGTGCGCCTGAAAGACGCATATTCTATATTGATGTGGGTAACATGCCACGTAACAAGTCAGAAGCGTATATGCGTGACATCATGACTCGTTATAGAAACAAGTTGGTATATGACGCATCAACAGGGGAACTAAAAGATGACCGTAAGCATATGTCGATGCTTGAGGACTTTTGGTTACCTCGTAGAGAAGGTGGTCGAGGGACTGAAATCTCTACATTGCCTGGCGGTGAAAACCTCGGGCAGATTGACGATATTATCTATTTCCAAAAGAGATTATATCGTTCGCTGAACGTTCCTATCAACAGACTTGAACAAGAGGCACAGTTCTCACTTGGTCGTTCTACTGAAATCGGTAGAGACGAAGTTAAGTTCCAAAAGTTTATTGATAGATTACGTAGACGTTTCTCTATGTTGTTCTATGGTATCCTTCGCAAACAATTATTGATGAAAGGAATTATTACAGAACAGGATTGGGAATCGTGGAAAAACGACATCAACGTTGACTATCTGAGAGATAACCACTTCACCGAATTGAAAAACAATGAAATTCTCCAAGATAGATTGTCAACTCTTGATTCCATTTCTTCTTATGTGGGTGAATACTTTTCTCGTGAATGGGTAATGAAGAATGTCATGCAAATGACAGACGAAGATATTGAAGAGATGAAGCAACAAGTCGAAGCAGAAAATGCTAACGGCGATGAAGGTGACGAAGAAGACGACTTTTAATAATCTATAGGAGAAAATCATGAGTGACCAAACGGAAGTTCAAAACGAAGTGGAACAGGAAGAAACAAGTCCTGTTCAAGAATTAGTAAATCAAATCACGGACGGAGACCTTGCAAAAGCCGAGACTTCGTTCAAAGGTATTATTGACGATAAGATTCAGGATGCCCTAGACGCACAGAGAGTTGCAGTCGCTGGCGCTATCTTTAATGATGGTGAACCTGAAGAAATTGAAGTTTCTGACGAAGAATTGGATGCAGTCGAGGAAATTATGGACGAAGATGAAGAAATTCTTGCAAATATTCCCGATAATGACGATTCTGAAGAATCTTAATTGTATAAATAATTACAAAGGGAAAACTTGTTATGATAACATTTCAGGAACTTCGAGAAAGACGTGACCGAAAGCCAGAAGGCGAGTTAGTCTATAACAAGAAGATTAAACGTATTCCTGTCCAAATCTATCAGCGTGCTGATAAAAAAGGACGGGATAATGTTCCCTTCGTTGCCTATGTAGACGGTGACCGTCTTGATGCATTCCGAACACAGAAGGATGCTGAAAAGGCAATAACAACAGTAATTAGAGAGCTGACCTGATGAAACTTATTACAGAATACACAGACAACAATACGATTAACTGTATTGTCGAAAAGAAAGAGAACGGTGAAAAGAAATATATCATCGAAGGTGTATTCGCTCAGGCAGACAAAAAGAATAGAAATGGACGTGTATATCCCAAAGCAATTTTAGAACCTGCTGTGGAAAAATACGTCAAAGAACAAGTAGATAAAAACCGTGCGGTTGGTGAATTGAATCACCCTGAAGGCCCAACGGTTAATCTAGATAAAGTTTCGCATCTCATTAGTGAACTCAAATTTGAGGGAAGTAATGTGGTCGGAAAGGCACAAATATTGCCAACTCCAATGGGTAAAATCGTAGAAGGTTTGCTCGAAGGTGGTGTGCAACTAGGTGTGTCAACTCGTGGTATGGGTAGCCTTGTGCAGAAGAACGGCGCTATGGAAGTCGGTAAAGACTTCATTCTTAGCACGGTTGACATCGTGCAAGACCCATCTGCCCCTGATGCTTTTGTTAATGGAATCATGGAAGGTGTAGATTGGGTTTGGAATAACGGTGTTCTGAAACCACAGGTAATTGAAAATATGGAGACTGAAATAAAGAACGCTCCGAAAGCATTTCGTCCTGAAGTGCAAATTCGAGAGTTCAAGAATTTCCTCTCGTTAATCAAATCGCAATTGTAAAGGAGTCGATTATGACCGAAGAAGCAAAAGTCGAAGTTGAACTCCACGATGAAGATATTAACGATATCGTGGAAGAGACTCTCGAAGATGAATCTGTAGTCGAAGGCGCAGAAAAAATGCTCGATAAGGGCAAAGACGAAGATGAAGCAGAGAAATCTGTGGATGGCGCTGAAGATGCAGTTAAAACGCAAGCTCCTGCACCAAAGACAAAAGCGGGAATGATTAGTGCAATGACTGATAAAATGTTAAAGATGTCCAAAGAAGATATGGGCAAACTTTATGCATCTTATCACGGCATGAAAAAAGAATCAGTAGATATGGAAGAAGGCGATGCAATCGTGGAAACACAGATTGATACTACTGCTGAACTTGATGCACTTGTCGAGTCTGAAGCTACACTCAGTGATGAGTTCAAAGCTAAAACCGCAACTATCTTTGAAGCAGCTGTTAAGACAAAAGTCTCAGAAGAGATTGACCGTCTTGAAGAACAGTATAAGACAGAGTTAGAAGAAGAAGTATCTTCTACTAAAACTGAACTTGTAGAGAAAGTAGACAGCTACCTAAATTACGTAGTTGAAACTTGGATGACAGAAAATCAAGTCGCAATTCAGAACGGTCTCCGTGCTGAAATTGCTGAGACTTTCATGGAGAAACTGAAAGGTGTCTTCACTGAGTCTTACATTGAAGTTCCTGAGTCTAAGGTTGACCTTGTTGACGAACTTGCTGACCAAGTAGAAGACCTTGAGACACGTCTCAACGAATCTACTCAGAAAGTTATTGACACTGCTGGTGAGTTGGAAGATTACAAAAGAGAAGCAATCATTCGTGAAGCGTCTCGTGACCTTGCCGATACACAAGTAGAAAAATTGAAGTCGCTTGTTGAAGGTTTTGATTTTGACGAAAATTTTGAGTCAAAAGTAAAAACAATCATCGAGTCTCACTTCGCAAAAGAAGTCGTAGAAACATCCGATGACACAATCTTGGAAAACAATGACGCTGATGAAACAGTTGAATTGTCTTCTGATATGGAAAAGTATGTTTCTGCAATTAAGAAAATTTCCCCAAAGAAATAATTAACTAAGGAAGAGAAAAATGCAACAATCTTACGATACACTTATCGAAAAGTGGGCTCCCGTTCTTAACGAAGAGTCTGCGGGTAGTATCTCTGATTATCAAAGACGTGCGGTAACTGCTGCCGTTCTTGAAAACCAAGAGAAAGCCCTCCAAGAGCAACGTAATGAGTTAGGAATGTTCCTTTCTGAGAACGCTGCTTCTCCTGCTAACAACACTGGTTCTGTTAGCAACTTTGACCCTGTGTTGATTTCGCTGGTTCGCCGTGCAATGCCTAACCTCATTGCTTACGATGTAGCTGGTGTTCAACCTATGAATGGCCCAACTGGTCTTATCTTTGCCATGAAGGCAAGATATAACGGTGGTTCTACATCTAACCGTGAAGCTCTGTTCAACGAAGCTGAAACTCAGTTCTCAGGTGACAGTGGTGGCACACACGACTCTGACAATCCTTCAGGTTTCAACGATGATTCTGATGGTATTGATTCAGAAGGCGCACGTCTGACAGCACTTGCTGCTGGCGGTATGCCAACAGTCGATGCTGAAGCTCTCGGTTCAACAGGTGGTTCTTCTTTCCACGAAATGGGTTTCACAATTGAGAAATCAACTGTGACTGCCAAGTCTCGTGCGCTGAAAGCAGAATACACTGTAGAACTTGCACAAGACCTGAAAGCTATCCACGGTCTTGATGCTGAAACTGAATTGGCAAACATTCTGTCTACAGAAATTCTTGCTGAAATCAACCGTGAAGTTATCAGAACTATTAACTCACAAGCTAAAACAGGTGCTCAACAATCTAACGTAACATCTAACGGTATCTTTAACCTAAGTTCCGATGCTGATGGTCGTTGGTCTGCTGAGAAATTCAAGGGTCTGTCTGTTCAAATCGACAGAGAAGCTAACGTGATTGCAAAAGAAACACGTAGAGGAAAAGGTAACGTAATTATCTGTTCTTCTGATGTTGCTACTGCACTTGCAGCTGCTGGTAACTTGGATTACAGTCCTGCTATGAGCACAAACTTGAACGTAGACGACACAGGTAACACATTTGCTGGAACTCTGAATGGTCGTGTGAAAGTATACATTGACCCGTATGCTGGAACTGACTACGTAACAGTTGGTTACAAGGGAACTAACCCTTATGACGCTGGTGTGTTCTATTGTCCTTACGTGCCGTTGCAAATGGTTAAAGCAATCGGTGAGGACAACTTCCAACCACGTATCGGGTTTAAGACTCGTTACGGAATGGCTTCAAACCCATTTGTTGGTTCTACACCTGCTGACGGTCTTGCTGCTGTCAAGACTAACCCTTACTACAGAATCTTTGCTGTTAAGAACATCTTAACCTAAGAATCAGTAATAAGAAGAGTAGGGTTAACCTACCAACCTTTAGGGGAGACTTCGGTCTCCCCTTTTTTTATCTGCGAGAATTCGCTATGCGTCTGTAGATTTCAGCCGACTCTTGTTCTTTCAATTCGTTTCTTTTATTTCTACGAATCGCTTTGAGTTTGACTTTACGTCTTTTCTCACTTCGTGTCTCGTAGAATTCTCTCTCTTTTATTTCTTGAAGTAAACCAGCCTTCTTGACTTTTTTCTTCAATACTCTTAGAGCAGCATCAACATTGCCGTCTCTTACAGTTACTTTCAATCCAATATCTTTTGGATAGAATTTTCTTTTTTGCCTTTGAGGTCTTCTACTTTTATAGTTTTTTCTCATATTTCTCCTAGTTTATTGTTATTATTATAACACACTTATCTGATAATGTCAATATCAGTTTTGGTATTCCATGTCTCAAGGACGGTGCGAAGTTCGCCCGCTTCCTTCAACTTGTTATACCTTTTGGTTGCCTGACGTTTCCACCAATCAACCTGACCTTCAAGATAGAACCTATCATAGTTCTCTTTCTTGATAAGTGTGTCCGTTTTCATGTTCAAATAATCAATAACGTTTTCGAATCCATAGTGAGAATAGAATGAACGTTTCTGTTGTGTAAGTCCCATTGCATGAGAAAGGGTCTGACAGAACTCCTCGTATCCATCCTCTCCTTTGAGAGACGATTTAATGATACTCACCATTTTGGTTTGTGCCTTTAGTTTGCGAGAGGATGCATCTATCGGCACGAGTGGTTCTCCGAGCGTATCTTCGAACCATGTATTGAGAGAGCGGAAAGTATCATCATTGATGAGAGGTAGAAATTTAGAGTCTGTCAGACCACTAAAACGAAGTATAGGTTTCATACCATCGTATTGTGACAATGCTTTGGTAGACCCATACAAACTTGTTGTTTCGAACATACACATGTTCGCATCATACTTCTTGTTCAACTCTTCACGTATCTCATGGGAACAACATATGGCGGCAAGTAATTTACCACCAAGATAGTTGAATCCAAAGGGTTGAGTTGGAACAATCGCAAATCCCATGATAACCGAATCATTGAATCGTTTCATGACTTCGGGATTCATTGTATCAAGGGGTTGACCAAGGAGTTCATTCCTTGGTTTA